TTCGGAAGCAACTGGTCTTTTCTCATTCGCACAAGTTTGGGCAGAAATCGAAAGAGAGGGATTCGTTCCTCCACAAATGATTGATACACCGAAAGATGATATTGACTACATGTTAATGTGGTATATGCAATTCGCACAGAGACTAGTTGGTAAACCTGCTAGTACCGAACCTCCTGTTGGATGGAGAGAAGAGGTAATGCCAAGTGACGAATCAGACGAATAAGGGCATTAGCTCATATGACCAAGTAAAAGAAGAGTTTAAAAAAGCTCTTTCATTCTTTAGAGAATACCCAGATTATTTTATTGATTTTATTAGAACTGAAAACACACGATTTAGATTAACCCCTTTCCAAAGAGTATTCCTAAGAGCTTTCTTTAGAAAAAAGAAAGTAGGAATTGTTGCAAGTCGTGGTATTTCAAAGACATACATAGACGTAATGGCTCATTACTTAAAATGCATTATGTATCCAAATTCAAGTATTTGTTTGGCGATGCCAACAAAAACTCAAAGTGCGAAAGTAGTAGAAGAAAAAGTAGAAGAGCTTTGGACGGATTACCCTCTATTAAAGAACGAGGTAATCTTTGAGAAATGTAAATTCCAAAAGGACTACGTAAGATTAGTATTCCGAAATGGCTCTTCACTGGATACATTAACAGTTGGAGAATCATCACGTGGTCTACGTGCTAACAGTATTGCGTTAGAAGAGATTGTCGATGAGAAGATGGATAGAGATACGATAAACAACGTTATCCTTCCAATTCTAGCACAACCACGTATGACAAGACATGGTGCAGACCCAAATGAGTATTCTAAGACACAAGCTTACATTACAACTGCTTCTCACAAACAATCATATTGTTACGAGAAGTACATGGAATTATTTAATGAAATGGTTGATGGTAAACCAACAATCGTATTAGGTAGTTCTTATGAAATGGGTGCAAGATTCGGTACATTAGATTTAGATGATGTAACGGAAAAAATTAACTCTGCTACATATTCTCCACTATCATTTGATAGAGAGTATCGTAGTATCTTTACTGGTTCAAGTGAAAAATCTCTTGTAACAGTTGAAGATATTAATAGATGTAGAACAGAGAAGAAAGCAGAATTTAGAGCCGATAAGAAAGCCAAGGATGCCATGTACGTATTATCTTACGATATTGCACGTGCGGAAGGTAAACAAACGGCTAACTCATCTTTAGCAGTATTCAAATGCTTACCAAGAGGTGACGGAACTTATCAGAAGTTCTTAGTTAATATGTTCGTAATGGAAGGTACTCACTTCCATGAGCAGGCATTATTCTTGAAACAAAAAGTAGTAGAGTATAATGCAAGCGTACTAGTTCTCGACCACAACGGTATCGGTAGAGCGGTAACGGATATTCTGGTAACAGAGATTGATGGAAACCCTCCATACTCTGTAATCAATGATGACAGATACGATAAATACAAACGTCCTAACAGTATTCCAATGTTGTACTTAATTTCAGCACAATCAAGAGATACTAATAACAGCGATATTGTAAACGTATTCATGGCAACAATTGCCAACAAAGATGTATTCATGCTTAAATCAGAAAGCAACATGCGTGGGATTATTAAAGAACAAGACCCAACGCTTTTAGGTGAACAACTAATTCCATTTATCCAAATAGATAGAATGGTAGACGAAATTATGAACCTTGAATATGTACAAAGTGGTAATAAAACAAGCGTTAAACAAATTTCTAGAAGCGTAGAGAAAGATAGATATTCTGCATTTGCTTACGGATTATTCTATATGTACTTACTAGAAAAGAAAAATAAAGAAAGACAAAGAGAAACTTATGATGCGACAGGCTTCTTCGCTGTGAAGAAAGCAAACTATCGTGTTAAAAGTTGGGGATAGGAGGTGCAAATATGACAGAACAAAACAGTAATGAAAAGGTTGAAAGACCAATAGCAATGACATTTGACAGTATGGCGTTCGCAAAACTTATGGTTAATGACTTATCTAAATCTAGAGAAGGTCGCAGAATGCTAAGGAAATACAAGCAGAGTGAAGTACGAGAAATCGTAGAAAACTATAAGATGCCTAAGAACCAAGAGAAGTTGAGAGAGATTTCAAATATCTTGTTTGCGAAGAGTCCACAATACCAGAGATTGTTATTCTATCTTTCTGGGATGGCGTTATTTGCACACATTATCGCTCCTATTAAGGATATCAAGAAAGCTAATAAAGCTAAAGTTATTAAACAGTATACTCAAATTGGTGAACTGTTAAAGCTTATGAATCTTCGACATGAAATGACAAAGGTTTTAAAAATCGCATTTCGTGAAGATACTTTCTTTGGATATATTCACAGAGATAAGAAATCATTCTACATTCAACATATTGATGCTAATATTTGTCAAATCACATCTATTGAAGATGGCGTATTTAACTACAGTATTGACATGAGATATTTTGAAAAAGATGAAACTAGATTACAAATGTATGGCAAGGAAATCCAAGTCAAATACAGACAGTGGAAGAGAACTAAAGGAATGAAAGGCAACAATACACAGCTTGAATCATTCGTAGAACTTAGTCCAGAAAATACAATTTGTATCAAAATTAATGAGGATATGCTAGAGTCATTCCCACCATTTGCAGGTTCATTCGATGCAATCTTTGATATCGAAGGATTCAAACAACTTCGTAAAGATAAGGAAGAATTAGGAAACTATATGATTCTTACACAAGAATTGCCAATGCGTAAAGACAGTGATAATAACAATGACTTTATGATTGACGAAAAGATGATGAGATTCTTCCACGATATGGCTTCTGATACAGTGCCAGAAAACGTAGGAGTAATTACATCTCCAATGAAAATTGAACCAGTTAAATTCGATAGAGACAGAGCTGATAGTGACGGTGTTGCGAAAGCAGAACGTGACTTATGGAGCGGTCTTGGGGTTTCTCAATTATTATTCAATGCAGATAAGTCAACTTCACAGGGTTTAATGATGTCTATCAAGACAGATGAAGAAATCGTGTTTGGAGTGCTTACACAAATCCAGAGATGGGTTAATAGATATTTAAAATTTGAGTTTTCAGATTTGATGTTCAATGCACAAATCTTACACGTAACTCATTTTAATAGAGATGAGATGTTCCAGATGTATCTAACATCCGCTCAATATGGCATTCCAGTAAAGAACCATGTTAGTGCAGTGGTTGGTTTAGACCCAATCGAAACTATGAACATGGCTTACTTGGAAAATGATTTACTAGAAATGCACGAAGAATTTATTCCTCTAATGTCATCTCACACAATGGGTGCAGAGGGCGTAGCAGGCGTTCAGAATGCAGAAGACGGTAGACCTAAGAAAGACCCTAAAAAGGTTTCAGATGAGACAGCGAGAGGGCAGGATAAGCCTAACGCTAATGCTTAAAGGAGGTGAAAAGAAAAAATGGGAAAGAGACTAGACTTCCAATCTAGTATTAGTGAAGTCAAACAAGTAAACCCACTTTTCTCCACCTGTAAAGTAAGAGTGTTGTACACAGGGAAGAATCGCAACATGTCTATCATTCCAAGAGAAGCGGTAGATAAGGCGATGCCAACTATTTACAACATCCCAATCGTAGGTGAGTTTTTAGTAGAGAATCAAGACTACAAAGGTCATGGCGGTAGATTAGATTTAGATTCATATAAGTTTATGCATACTACAAAGCCTTACGGTGTTGTTCCAGAATCAGCTACATACGAATGGGAAACTGTTAAGAGTGCGGATGGTACGGTACGTGAGTATCTAGTTATCAACGGCTGTTATTTATGGACAGGTAGATATGAAGAGACTTTCAGTGTTGTAGATAAAGGCAAAGGTCAATCAATGGAAATTGAAGTAACTAGTGGTGAATGGGTAGAAGAAGAAGAAGCATACAGAATTGATGATTTCGTTTTCTCTGCTTTATGTATACTAGGTGACGATGTTGAACCTGCCTTTGAAGATGCAAACATTGTAGGTTATTCATTAAATAGAGATTCATTCAAAGAAGAGTTCTCTCAAATGTTGAATGAACTAAAAGTTTCTTTAAAAGAAGAGAAGGAGGTTATTAATTTGACTTTACAAGAATTACTAGAAAAATATTCTATTACAGTTGATGAGCTACAATCAGCAGGAGTTGTTATTGAAGGTATCGAAGGTGATGCTTTAGAAACTGTTATCTCTGACTTCGCTAAGAAGAAAAAAGATGACAAAGAAGAAAAACCAGAAGATAAAAAAGAAGATGCTCCTAAAGAGGAAAAGCCAGAAGACAAAGCTAAGTCTAAAGATGACAAGGAGGAAAAACCTTCTGAAAAGAAAGATGAAGAAAAACCATCTGACAAGAAAGAAGAAAAGCCTGCTGATAAAAAAGATGAAGCTCCATCTGATAAAAAAGATGAAGAAGAAGATGACGAAGATAAGAAAAAGAAAAAAGGTAAATTCTCACAAGAGGATTACGAAACTCTTTTAGCTGAAAACAAGTCACTTAAAGCAGATAATGCTAAACTGTTAGCTTTCAAGAAAGCAGTAGAAGATGCACAGCATGAAGAAAAAGTATTTGAAGCTATCGCAGAACTAGGTTTAACAGATGAGGATGAAGGAGTTGCAGAACTAAAAGCACAAGCAATGGAAATCACTTTAGAACAAGTTGAAGAAAAATGCTACAGCCTATTAGGTCGCAAAGCTTTCGCAAGCAAAAAACAATTCTCTAAAGAGAAAGAAAAGGAAACTGTTCGTATCCAACTAGGAAACGAAAAAGACCAAAAGGATAACAAATCATATAATCCATATGGTGACTTATTCGAAAAATTTAATAAATAATTGAAATTATTAGGAGGAAAAAATAATGGCTATCGTAAGAAAAGATAAACTATTAGCAGGTTACAACGGTAACTTAGAATCTGTAATCGTTCATGATTCAGCAGATAAGACTTTAGAAATTACAAACGGTGTATTCGTTACAATCGGTGGTTTACTAGTTGGTCGTGAGACTAAGAAAGCAAACTTAACTAAGGTAGGCGACCACACTAAGGAAGTATATTTAATTCACAATGCAGAGGTTATGTATGACGAAAGAAAATACAAACTAGCAGACTTCCGTATTCGTGCAGGTAAAGTAGCACGTGCTTACCGCCTATACGATGGAGATATCATCACATTAACTACAGACCTATTCAACGGCACTGTAAAAGTTGGAGATGTTTTAATCGCAGGTGCTAACGGTAAGTTAGTAAAAGAAGACACAACAAACAAAGCTGTAGATGCAAAAGTTACTTTCACAGTAATTGAAGATGCAGGTTTTGAATTAGACGTAACTATGGGAGCATTTGCTGTACAAGTTGCACGCAACTAATTCTAGCAAATTATAAGGAGGAAAACAAAAATGAGTAAAACTATTGTTAAATTAGGAGTAGACCTAGCAAAAGGTAGAGTACAGAATTTCTCTGCAAACGAAGCAAACGACACATTACGTAAAGCTTTCGCAGACTTAATGGAGTTCTCTATCGAAGATGCAAAAGGTCGTGTGGAAATCCCACGTAAAACTATGCGTAAGCATAAAGTAGAAATCTTCGAGATTTTAGAAGAAATCGTAAATGAAACTTTACAAGAAGGTTTAAAATCTCAATTTGATGGTTTCGCAGAATATCGTAACCTAGCATGGGGTGACGAAAACTTATTCAAAGTACCAGTGAAGAATATCTTCCGAGTATCATTAGTATCTGATGGTAATGGTAATATCCGTCGTCAAAGATTACGTGATGGTCAAGAGTTCGCAGTGAGCTTAGACACTTACGCAATCAAAATCGGTGAAGACTTCCACCGCTTCTTAGCAGGTCGTGTACAATGGTCTGAATTAATGGGCTTAATCGCTGAATCATTCCAACGTGAGTTAACTAAACGTATCTACAGAGCTTTATTAGCTTCTTACGGACGTTACAACGGTACATACCACATGAGCGGTAACTTACAAGAGAAAGACCTAGTAGAACTAGCAATGCACATTGAAGCTCGTACAGGTGAGAAAGTAGCAGTATACGGAACTAAATTAGCTCTACGTCAACTAGCACCTTCTAACATCACAGAAGCTATGAACGATGCACGTAACAAAGTAGGTTACTACGGTCAAATCGCAGGTATCGAACTACGTGAAATCGAACAATCTCACGACTACGATACTGATACATTCGTAATCGACAACTCTATGTTACTAGTATTACCTCAATCTGCTGACAAAATGGTTAAGATTGTAAACGAAGGTGACTCAATCATCCAAGACCAACAAGCAGGCGTATCTAGTGACATGATGCAAGAATACTTCATTGCAAACCGTTTCGGTGTAGCAATCATCACTACAAAAGTATTCGGCTTCATCAAGCTTGCTGAAGGTACTTTAGTACCTGCACCACCAGTTAAACAAGGTTTCGAAGTTTACTAAGAGTAGGTTTCTAAATTGATATAGTGAGAGGGTTTCCCTCTCCTATATTATATGATGTTTTCGGACAAAAAACAAGGGGATAAAAGGAGATAAATAAATATGACACAATTAAAGAAACAAGATTTAATTAACATTTTGGTGGAAGAATACGGTTACGAAAAAGAAGATTTAAAATTCGATGCTAACGGTAATCCATATACAAATGCAAAACTTAAACAGCTAATCAAAGCAGAGGAAAAAGATGCAGAAAGATTAGAAGATGAAGATTTACTAGAAGAAGAAGCAAGCCATGCTGATACTGATAAGATTCCAGTAATGAGTGGTTCTACAGGTACAATTGTCTATCGTTCTGAAACTAGCAATAAGTTCTGGAAGTTTACTCAATTTGGTCAAAAGGATAAAATCCCATATGGCGAATTAGTAGCTATGATGAATAAATATCCACGATACTTCTTAGAAGGTTGGATTATCATTCGTGATAGAGCAGTAGTTGATGAATTTAAACTAACTGAATTATATAAGAATATTGAAGGAATTGTTTCACCAGAAACATTTGACGAAGTGTTCAAGTATCCAGTAGAAGATTTAGAGAGAATCATTGACAATCTACCAGACGGAATGATTAATACATTTGTCAATAGAGCACAACAATTATATAGTGCAAGACGTTTAGACAGTCTGCATGTTAAAAACTTGATTGAAGAAAAATTTAAGTTCTCATTAGATGATAATGCACCAATTAGCGACATCGCACTGGAAACAGATACAGGCGTACAAAATATTATCTATGTAGACCATAATTAAGGGTGATTTACAATGTCAGAATTAGTACCAGTAAATCCAACAAGTGTATCAGAAGTATTCGACAACTTTCTATCCAAGATTTCGGATTATAGTTTCTTATCTGTAAATATCACAGATGATGAAATTAATGAAGAGTTAATGGGGTATCTAAAGTCTGCAACTGTAAGATTCTATAAGTGTAACAATAATTTAAAAATAGTAATGAATGATGAAGAAGAATACATGTTCGTTTCAGAGTTAACACCTTTTGAAATAGAGGTTCTAACAGTCCTTATGATTGTAGAATACATGAAACCACAGGTTCTATCAAGTGAAGTAATCAAGCAATCATTAAGTGATAAAGATTTCAGAATTTATTCACAGGCAAATCAATTACGAGAATTAAATCTATTATACAGAATGTTTAGAACAGAAGCAACTAAAATGATTACAGAATACACGTACTTCAACTTAGATAAGGAGAATTTTAAATGATACAAGACAATGAAAAGCTAGTAATCTATTTAAATTCTATAGTAAACAGTGTATTTAAAGTTTTACCATTGTATGAGGAACAAAATGTGGGCGTAACAACTTATGTTGAATCTTTACTATTTGAACTATATGGCTTACAAGAAGCTGTAGAAATTCAACATAGCTATGAATATATTTCACTGCTATCAACCCTTGAATCTGTGAAGAAAGAGATGGGCAAAGAGCAGAGTAAAAAAGCTACTGTAAAGAGAGAAGTATTCAAGTGTATCAATATCATTAAGAATATGATTGGTAAGCTTGAAGAGGGTGAATAACCATGAGTGACCACATTGGAAAATACAGAAGACGTTTAAATCGTAGCGGTAAAGACGTAGGCGAAGTCTACAAAAATAACACCATTGCTTTTATAGAAGCTACATTCCACAAGTCTCCTACATTTAGGGTATTGGAAGTTATTAGTACAGAATTTCCAGATATCAAGAATATGGATTCTAGGGTTGTAGAGGTAGAGAGAATGGGTTCTCTACGAGAAGTGATATTCAAACCAAACGAGAGTTTGGGAATAGGCACATATGTAAGGTTCGATGGCGATACATGGCTATTATTCGATAAGTACGGTGGAACAGGTTCTACTAGTATTAAGATGTTAGCACAAAAATGTAATCGTAGTTTGAAGTGGAAAGATGAAAGCGGTAACATCCATGAGTTTGAATGTGTTGCAGGGGCAACAGATTTAGGGTCAAAGGCAAAACAAAGTAAGAATGACATCTATTGGAATAAGTACGATGTACGTTTGCCAATCGGTCAATTGTTTGTTTTCGTTGAGCTAAATGATACTACTAAACATATCAGATTGAATCAGAGATTTATATTTGGTAGTAACGTTTATGAAGTATCTGGTGTGGATGACACAACAGGCGTATCTAGAAACGGATTCGGACTAATGCAATTTACGATTAAATTAGCAACTAAGCGTGACGAAGATGACTTTGTGAATGGAATTGCTTATAACAATTACAAAGAGCAACCTAGCACAGAGCCACCAGTAGACAACGGTGAGGGGGATATTTGGTAATGAGATTAGATTCGCTATCTAAAAATGTAGTAAAAGTTATGAAAACTTTATGCAACAATGAAGGGTTAGTAAAACTATTAATTAATAATCAGTATGACCCATTTGATACTAGTATACCAGTAATCAAAAATCCTTACGACTTAGTTAATCCTAAGAGCGTAAATTGTAAAATTAAACCATTCCCATTTGAGGTTGATGCAACCACACAAGACGGTTCTTACATTCGTGTTTATTACAACGATGCAGAGTTCAATGAGAATGAAGTTATTGCAGAAACAAGACTTCATATTGATATTATCTGTGCGAAAAGCCTATGGTTGATTGAGGGTTCGATGATTCGTCCTTATGAGATTCTAGCAAGAGTAACAAACATGGTTGGTCAAAGAGCTGTTGGAAATGGCATCAAGCTTAAATTTAATGGTTTCCAACATCTTGCAGTCAATGAAAAATTTGATGCTATCAGACTATATAGTGATTATTTCACTGTAGAAACGTGATGCATCATGAGAGATTACAAGGGGTTAAAAGATGTTGACGTTAAACTAATTCTACTAAGTGGTAGTAGTATTACAGTTGACAATATTGAGATTGTCCCATATACGATGGAAGAAATCAAAAATTATGGGTACTCAAATTATATGCGAAGTTTACAACTGCTTTCATTAACAGTTGAAGACTTTATGGATTCAGTCAAAGATTTAGAGAAAAGAATGATACTAGAGGTTGAAAAAAAGAATCTAAAAGCATTTGACTTTTACGTCAAACTTGGTGGAGAAGATTTTCAAAACATTCTCTTGGTAGCGTTGTCAGTCTTGTTAAGAACGGATGATATCCGTTTTTTAGATGAGAACGTTTTAGCTATTGACTTTATGAAAATGGGAGTCTTATATGAAGACGAATTTGGAATGATGCAAGTCAATGGCGAGAAGCTTGAAAGTATATCGGAAGATAATATTAAGCTCATACATAGAGATAATTTTGACAAAATCGTTGAAGTTATTAAGATGCAGAACTATTTGATGAAAATGGATGACAGGACAGATGATGAGTTTGATAATCCTGCCAATGAAGAAACAAGACTACTAGCAGAACAAATCAAGAAAAACCGAGAGAGAGTAAAAGCAAAAAAGAAACTGCAAGATGAAGATGTGGATATTGATATATCAGACATCATTAGTGCAGTATGCTCTAAGAGTAATTCTATCAATAAAATAAATGTATGGGATTTCACTCTATATCAAGTATACGATGAGTATGCACGACTAGAATTAATAGATAACTATGATTTCAGCATTAAAGCTATGATGGCAGGTGCAGAAAAAGTAGATTTGAAGCATTGGTCTAGCAGGTTATAAACTGCTTGATACATAAATTTTTTTAAATTATTAGGAGGAAATTATAATGGCAAACAAGCGTTATGGTATGAAAGAGGTTGCAAACGTTATCTTTTTCGATGTTGCAACTAACAAACCAGTATTATTCTTTGATACATTAAAAGTATCAACAATTGAGAACGAAAGTGACAGTGCGGAAGCAACAGGTGGACAAGGTAATGGTCGTCTATTATCTTGGGACTTCGGACGTAAAGCTACATTAACAATGCAAGATGCTTTACTATCTGATATTTCTTTAAGCTTACTAGCAGGTACTACAGTAAAAACTACAGGTATCAAAGCAGTAGGACGTGAAGTATTAACAGCAGTTAAAGATGCAACAGCAGGAGTTAAAGTTACTCTTAAAGAAGAACCATTAGCTATGAACACTGTAGCAGTTTACAAAGTAGACAAAGGTGTTATGGGTCAAGAAGTAACAGGTGTTACACAAGATGGCACTGACAAGAAAACTTTAAAAATCGCAACTGGTGGAGATGTGGCAGAAAACGAACAAATCATGGTATTCTATGAGTACACAGTTACAGCACAAGATGCTACACAAGTAACTTTCAACGGTTCTGCATTCCCTGCTACATACAAAGTAGTTGGAGATACAATCGTTCGTGGAGAAGACGGTGTTGACCGTAAGATGCAATTCGTAATTCCAAAAGCGAAATTACAATCTAACTTCTCACTAACAATGGATGCTGAAAACGTATCTACGTTCGACTTCACTCTAGATATTCTAGTAGAAGCAGGAACAAACAAATTATACGACATCATTCGTCTATAATTTAAACAATAAAAAATTAAGGGTAGAGAACATGATTCTCTGCCCTATTTTTTTTGGATAATCGTAATGTATAAAATTGAAGTTTTATCAAGTATATGTTATAATGATAATGTAGCACAAGTCTGGTATTTTTACGACAAGTGCTAAAAATAATGGTATAAAAGGAGTTTTTATAGTGACTAAGGATATTAAAAAATTAACTCTTGATGAGTTGAAAAAACAGGATGAAAAATTAAATAAGCAATTCGAAGCATATGTTTCAATTGGTGATGATGTCTACGAAGTGAAAATTGATGAGGTGTTCCGTACTTCTAAACAAGGTAAAGTTTTAGATGATATGATTGCATTCTTCCAAGAGGGCGGTAAACGTATTGAATTACTAGAACTTGCTACGCCTTATACGTCTTTACTATTAATCAAGCATTTCACAGACTTAGAGATTCCAGATGATTTCGATGATGCTATCGCACATCTACATTCTTTAATCGACCTTGGAATTTTCGAAGCGGTCTTAAATGAACTTCCAGAAAAAGAAGTTATTCAGACATATGACAAATTGAGAAATGTGCTTAACGAAATGACTGAAAAGATGGAAATCGCACAAGCCGAAGCAGACCTAGTTGCAGAACAGCTAGAGAACGAAGTAGTTAAGAAGATGTTTATAGATGGCGAAGAAGCAATCACAGAGCAAGAGTAATGGTTTTTACTTTGAGACAGAAGCGGAAGCTATTAGAGTCTTAAATGCAGAGGGAAAAAAATTAAAAGCGATAGCACTCAAAGTATGGAGAAGATACTTGGGTAGCTATCAACCTCAAATGTACGTTCGTACTGGACGTTCAGAAAAGGGTATAAAGCTTAAACCAGTAAGAAAAGTTGGTGTGAATACTTATACAATCGAACTTACATTCGAAAACGGTCTAATGTATCATGATTCAGTATTTGGCAAAGGACAGCCAAAAGGTCACTCAATCATGCTTATTAGTAGCGGTTGGCACTCTAAGAAATTGGAAAACAGAATTGGAGTAGTTCCAAATTTTACATACAAAGGTGGATTCGACTATCTAGGTCAAGTTCAATCAGAGTACAACAACGTTAGAAATAAAAAAGTATTCTTAGATATCCAATGGAGCGGTCAAGCTTATAAATAGAAGTAGGTGAAATATATGGCATACAAAAAAATACAAGAAGTTACAGATGAGTTTTGGGATAATGAATTTGACATAGATGATAGAGAGATAGTTGAAAGCTTTCTTAAACAAGGTCATCTAAGTCCTGCAACTCTAAAACAATACAAATCATCTCTACGTATCTTTTGCAAATGGGCACATGATAAATATAGAGGTAGAAAGAGAATCACAGATTTAAAGATACGTGATGGATTAGATTATCA